CCGCCTGGTTGACGATGGAAAGCCCAGCCTTCGGGTCTTTCTTCCTCGGCCAGCTTATAGTACCAATGGTCTTCATCGGGAGCGTTACTATCCCCTACAATTCCATAGTGAGTAGGGCGTGCGCCTTCTTTAGGACTGGGGTATCGGCCTGCACGTAGATCGAGCATATCAACGACGGCCTTGCTGTGCTCTTTGGCTTCGTTCAGCCATACCCAAGTAGTTTGTATACCCCTAGCTTTCTTAACGTGGTCTGGCCTATCAAACGCAATGAAGATCACTTCACACCGAACGCTAGTGCCATCGTCCAGCTGGAATGCCAGCCGATGTGTAGGCGGTTCCTTATTACCCTGCTTAAACTCGCCCAAGTCGCCGAGGATTTCGATCCAGTCTTTGATTGTTGTGCTGAACAATTCCGAATAGGTGTTACGTGCAGCAATGATCCGAGACAAGCGTACACCGTGATTAGGATGTTGCTCGCTCTTTACTGGCGCTTGCTCACACATGAGGTCAAACAGCTTTAGGATAGTCTGTACTGTCTTACCACTACCTAACGGCCCCATGATAAAGCTGTTACGCTCTCGGCAGTCAGCAAATTCCTGCAGCACTTGCCCCTGGGGTTTTAGGTGATACTCAATCGTTGCCATCGAATCGCTTCTTTATCACCGATACGATCAGATCAGCACCGCCTTCACCTGTCATCTCGGTTGCTTTAAGGTCTGGCAGGTACTTGCCTAGTAGCTTTATACGCGCCTCAGTAGCGTACTTAAGAGCATTCAGCTCGTTAGTTTCCATGCTTGAGCCCTGCTGTTCGATTTTTATAATGTTATCAACAGCTTTCTCTAGATGCTTTTGCTTAGATAATAGCTCTCTTAAGGACTCTTGGCGTACCGCTCTTAGCTTAGCTGGGTTAGTAGCAGCCATTACTTACTACCCCAGTTGATACGGTCGTAGTTAGCCTTAAACTTGTCGCGTGACTCGGCTGTGCTCTTACGGGGTTTAGAGCCTTTGCCGCCATCGTATTCGGGGAAGTGTCTTTGTCGTGTGTCTTTGTCGAGTTTGTGCCGCATGTCAGACATGGTATGGCCCTCCTTTGTGTCTACCAATTCTATATCTTAGTTATATAAACCACAAACCTTATGACAAATTGATCTATTGAGATATAAAAAACATTTGACACATTAAAAAGTATTCTTGTATTATTCATTCATCGGCTCACAACGAGCCACAACGACTGGAGGGTCAAACAATGCAAACATACAACGGTTACGAATCATACGATCACTGGAACACTTCTCTTTGGTTAAACAATGATGAGAGCTTATACAGCTTGATATCAGAAAAAGCAGAGCTTGTTGTTTATCACGTATGCACCAAGACGCAAGCAGTTTACGAGATATTGCGAGAGCTTCCCGCGACTACGCCAGATGGCGCAGAATGGCAGGCCGACACAATCCTTGACGTGTTGGATGAGCATTACCAAGAACAACTCGCACACTCTTAAGTAAGGAGATCACCATGAAACGCTACAAAATTATTCTAGGCGCTTGCGCCTTTTTCTTTGCTCTCGGCCTGGTCGGTTCGATGGATTTAGCAGAAGCCGAAACACAAGCCAAGGTTTATACTGATATGGTGTGCGCTGGTCACTGGCCAGACTATGAAAACCGAAAGCCAAAGTGCGGGGGGTAAGCCATGGCGAAGAATTATAAGCTAACGCCAGACCAGGTTCGAGCAATTCGCATTAATCGCTACGGCAAGACCGATAAGCAGCAGGCTAAAGAGTACGGCGTGCACAAGAATACGATTTATAGAGCACGTCACGGCATGATCTATCGGAGCATTTTCTAATGGATCTGCGCGATTATTTAGTGCGGAAGTACCCAGCCAAAAAGAGGGCAAAGCCAAAAAAGGCAGCGCCCTTTAAGCCCAAACTAACGATTGAACAAATCGCTGAATGTTTTGAATTAGTCAACAAAGGCGTATATTATGAAAACCTAGCTTTGATTTATGGTGTATCAGGGCAGACCTTGCGAAGGTACATGAGAGCCGCTGAGCTGTATGGCTATTCTTTTTGGGAGCATAGCGATGTACATAGTAGAGATGGTGCAGAAGAACACAGGACAGAGTGAGTATATACTCGGTGTATATACCGATAACGAGCACGCACAGTTTGCGAGTTGGGTTGAAGAAGCGATAGCGCCTGTTAGCCTGGTGCCTCGGGTTAGCTACTTTGAGGCCGACTACATAGACCCAGTTAAACAAGACATGTTCGAGGATTACATCGAAGACTAATCGCGACACTTTATGTGGCGCATTAAAGTGTACAAAGTGCGCCTGAATTCGTACATATCGCGAATATGCGTCGATTGATCGTACACTTAATAAGCGAACAACAGTACAACGCAATGAGCGAACGGGGTAAGCGATGAAAGAGTACAAGCACGCACAGGTAAGGTTTAACGGCGGTACTGGCGCTCTACTCTGTAACCAGTGCCGCGTCATCCTGGCTTACGGTTTGAGGCATAAAGACGTTGAGCACTACTGCAAAGATTGCGAAACAAAACCTAACAAACATAAAAAAAACATTTGACACTGTATAAGTAAATCATTAATCTTGAGTTGTGATCTGGAGGGACACACATGGACGAACTAACACAAGTCGAATACTCAGAGTGGCTACGCTGGTGTGGCTACGTTGATGCTGAGGCTTACACTAACCCGCTCGACAATGACCCAGACTACCTAGCTGGCTTTGCAGAGCGATATGCTGAACTGGAATGCGAGGGAAACAAAAATGCTAGAGCGTGATTTAAACCCACCTGACTATCAGGACTACGAAGACTGCCTATACTGCGGCAAAGATCTGCTAATCAGCGATCATGTAGCATGCCCAGAGTGTGCAGAGTTGCGCGTATTAGACCTAGCGCGTGACCACAAGACCATTTTAACCGAGATCATCGCGGGCGAATATGCAGCAGACATGGATGATTACTCACAGAAAATCTTATATGCCTGGGAATCGAACGATTCTGACAAGGCATTCGATGCAATACTGGATGCGTTCAGTGGCGCAGTTTTAAAAGCAATGGAGGGTAAGTTATGAAATCAAGTGAGAACCTAGAGAAACTATCTCTGGCGCTCTGTAGCGCACAGGGAGCAATGGGGGGCGCTGTTAAGGGTAGCGCCAACCCTTTCTTTAAATCGTCCTACGCAGATCTTACAAGCGTGATTAAGGCGATCAAGCAACCATGCTTTGACAATGGCCTAAGTTACGTACAGTTGCCGCATCGTGATGGCAATTCTATCGGTGTGGTGACTCGGCTAATGCACACTTCAGGACAATGGCTAGAGCACGAGTTTACATTACCGATGGTCAAGGGCGATCCACAGGCAGCTGGCAGTGCGATTACGTACGCAAGACGGTACGCTTTACAAGCACTGTTCGGTATCCCTGCGGTCGATGATGATGCAGAGGCGGCGGTATTACGTAACGGCGAACAACCAACAGTCAAGGATGAATACGCGGAGCTGGTAGATCAGTTAGCGGATAGCATCGAAGCAATTAAAACGGGTATCGAGATTGGTGATCTAGTGATGGCCAAGGAAGCCTGGGACGAACTCACGGAAGAAGAAAAGATGGGCATATGGAAAGCGCCCAGTAAAGGTGGATGTTTCACCACGGAAGAACGGGCGATCATGAAAAGCCCAGAATTTAGAACAGCACTAGGAGGTGCATAATGACTCAGTACGACAACACAAACTCGGGCGCAATTTTTCCTGCACGAGAAAAGAAATCAGAGAAGCACCCAGATATGACTGGCAGCTTAAATGTTAATGGCGTTGAATATTATGTTAGCGCCTGGACTAAGGTCTCTAAGCAAGGCCAGAAGTTTCTAAGCCTATCAGTCAATCCTAAGCAGCAAGTCGCACAGAAGGCTATACAGCAGGCGAAACCAGCGATACCAGGAGATCGGCAGGTAAACGTGATGGAAAGCTACAACGTTCCTGAGGACTTCGAAGATGACTTGCCTTTCTAATATAGGCCAAGAGATCAGAGTAGCTCAGACTAAGGCTGGCATCACAAACCGTGAGCTGGCCAAACGCCTGGGCATAAGCCCCCAAACCGTGAGTAATTATCGGAAGGCTGAGGATATCAAGCTATCAACACTAGCCGAGATATGCCAGGCACTGGGATTAAATCTAAAGATAACGATAGAGTAATTAAAGGTGCCCCCTTTCGGGGGCTACTTATGCCTTGCAAATTCTTTGTGTACTTTTTCTCTTAACTGCTTTGCAGCGATGATCGCATCATCCTGATTCGCAAAGTAACCACCGTTGTGTTTAACGCCGTCCTTTCTAACAGTCACTCTATATTTCTTTTTGTCTTTATCGAAGTAAACATTTTTTACTTTTGTAGCGGAGTCGCTTCTGGATTTTGAGTTAGCAGTGTTCTGGCTTCTATTGCATGGTCTCAGGTTTTCTATCCTATTGTTTGCTCTATCGCCGTCTATATGATCTATGTAATCAGGCACAACGCCATGATGCATTAGATAGATTAAACGATGAGCCAAGTAGGATTTATTTTTTATGCTTACTCTAATATAACCATACGGTTCTTTGCAGCCAGCTACCGCGCCATTCTTTCTGTAGAGAACGCCGTCAGAGTAATCAAATATTTCGTTGAGCAATTCTTGTGTGATCATAATAACCTCGCAGGGTTAAGCAGACAGAAAAAGCGCCCAACAATGGTCTGCGAAACATTGCTTTTAGCCGCTAAGCCTAGGACGCAAAGTTATTATATCAAAACGTTATAAAAAAAACTCCCCAATTAAGGGGAGTCTCTATTGCACTGGAGGGGTGCGGGGAGGTATCATTGAGTTGCGAACAAAATGATGTAGTAAGTGTAAGAAAGACCCCACCTATCTACAACATTGAATCGCAGAGATTATCGGGCGTTAGGCCGAGGAACCGAAGAACCTCGGAGCGGAGTTGACCCTCTCCATGATGCGCCCCTAGATGCCGAGAGCAGGTAGCTAGGATAGATGTCAAGATTCGATACGGTAATCATTGCTCGTCATTACTAATTAACTTATTGTTGTCCGAAAGGACATCAAAAGGGTAAGTGTGGATGGATATTTATGAAAAGATTGTTAATGGTATGAAAGACAAAGACACTGATTACGTCTCTATCTTGATTACCGATGAAGGTGTAGATCTATTCACATCACTAGAGTATGAGGATTTGAGTTACCTATTAACTGAGATCATCATGCAGCAGAAGGACGTTAGTACATTGCATTAAACTCTGGAGGGAGTTATGACACAACAAGAAAGAATCCTAGAATACTTGAAGGAAGGGAAAACTCTGACCCGATTAAACGCCTGGGATAACCTAGGAATCCTAGAAGCGCCAGCGAGAATATCTGAGTTAAGAAATAAAGGCCATAACATACAGACAGGTTTTAAAACTGTACTCAATCGATATGGTGAGAAGGTTAAGATTGCGGAGTGGAAGCTATGATTATTCGGTTAACTGACGAGCAGCTCAAGGAAATAACAATTGAGTATCTAATGGATGATTACAACGATGCTCGGTATCACTGTAAGCACGAACTATGTGATCTACTTTTAGATGTGCTGGAGCATTATGGAATTTCAGAAATTGAAGCAAATGCAAGGTGTGGCATCTAATGATTTTAAACACTGGAGAGGAGTGGGAAGCAGATGAAGCAGATATTATCCAATGGCAGCGTACGTATCCTGCCGTTGATGTATTCGCCGAGATTGCTAAGATGGAGAGTTGGCTCGACGCCAATCCCAAGAAACGAAAGACTGCGCAGGGGATTAAGCGATTTATCAATTCTTGGCTGGCGCGCGCGCAGGATAAGGGTGGCTCTTCGCCGTTCAAAAGTACTGAAACAAAGTCAATACGTCAGAGATCGAATCTGGACGATCTCACGGATATCAGCTGGTTAGAGGGCGCAGTTAAGGAACGCATGCGCCAGTACTTCAGCAATAAATATGGGCAGGCATATGACGCGTAAGAACGGCACAACCAAAGAACAAATAGCGCAGATCATGTCTACCCAAGTCTATCAAATGGGTGATGAGTTTACCGCCTCAGATATGCTTGATAGATTAAATCGATTGGACGGGCCAGCGCAGAGAATTACCACTAAGCAGCGAATCTCACAATTGTTAATAGAGATGCAATCACAGGGATTAGTTGATAGAGTAGTGCAAAACCATGTTGTACGTTTTCGAAAGCCTGGCAGTAAAATGTTAAGACAAAGGTGGATTAGTGAAGTGGCCGAGGACTTATGCGCTAGAGATTATCCGAGAGAAATCGCGGGACAATCGGCGCGAGATGTTAGCAAACGTGCCCGAATGTTACAGGCCGCTAGTCAAGAAGCATGTTGAGATAGCTTATGAATCCGCAAAGCGTTTACGAAAAACTCGTTCGAGTAGGAACGGACTGGGCAGATAAAGAGCAGGCCGCTAACTTACTAGAAGGCAGCCTTAAATCAGTCAAAGCGAAAATTGCACTTGAACACAAAGACTCTGGTTGCGGTGTGGCCGAGGCAGATATGAGGGCAGAGGCAGACAAGAATTATATAGACTGCCGTGTAGCCGCCATAGAAGCCCGCACAGAGGCCATAAAAGCAAAGGTATGCTATCATGCCGCCCAAGCATATATTGACGCATGGCGCACTGTAGAAGCCTCAGAGCGAGCCGCTAATAGGGCGCAGACTTAATCACCTTGGGGGTGGATTATGATGAAGTATGAGTGGGAAGCATTAAGGCAATACGCATATACTGATAGGCAATTAGAGTTAGTTGATTACAAAATAAAAGGCATGAGCAATGCCAAGATTGCCAAGATGTTAAACATTACTGAGCGATCAATAGAGCGACACCTTCAGAAGGTAAACCTAGCAGCAGTTAGGCAAGGGTATTCCCCTAGTCACGACATGGTACACACTGTACCCATCGGCCATACCATTAAAGGTATATCTACTTACTACAATGATGAAGGTAAGCCAGTAGGCCAGTGGGTCAAAAGCCAGGCTGATACCGAGAGTATGTTTCAGCAGGCGCTAGAAGATTTTAAAGAAGGATTGATTGAGGATGTTGCAGGAAAGGCAGCAGCTACCGAGAAGCCAAGACACAAAAAAGACAATGACCTATTGGCGTGTTATCTACTGGGTGACCATCACTTGGGTATGCTTGCATGGCCTCCCGAAACTGGCGGGCCTGCTTGGGATTTAGACATTGCCTGTACTACATTGTTTAACGCTGTAGATACATTGGCTCATGCGAGCAATCATGCGGGTACAGGTTGCCTTATCAATCTCGGTGACTTCTTTCACGCAAACTCTTTAAAAAATATGACAGGTAACGACACGCCTCTCGATGTTGACGGCAGGGCAGGGCGCATAATTAACAGAGCTGGGCAATTGTATAAACGCCTAGTGACTCGGATGCTCGAATCGCATGACGAGGTTTGGTTGATTAATGTGCGCGGTAATCATGACCCCGATGCGTCACTGTGGTTGAACGAAATGCTCAAGATGTATTACGAGAACGAGCCGAGAGTTAAGACGTTTGATAATTACAATAAATTCCTGCACTTTGTGTGGGGTGAAAACTTAATAGCTTTGCACCATGGAGATAGGATCAATGCTCAAAGAATTTATGAATCGGTTACTAGGAATCTGGCGAAAGAATGGGGTGAGTCTAAGCATCGTTTCGCATGGCTCGGCCATATACATCATAAACAAGCGCAAGAAATCGGTGGTATGCTCTTGGAACATTGGAATGTTCTCCCGTCCCAAGACGCGTGGCACGCAGGCTCTGGTTACGGATCTAGCAGATCAATGACTAGTGTTTTACTGCACAAACAAGAAGGTGAGCATAGTCGATTTAAGGTGAGTGTGTGAAGAAAAAATCAGACGGGAGCACAGCAAGTTACTACGAGTTGCCAAGTGATGCAGAGCAGTTGCAAGATTTGATTAGCTATAAGAATATGAACGCGCAGATAGGTGAGATTTTTAGGGCGTGCTACCGCTATGACGAGGTAGAGCACAGCGACATGTTACGCGATGCTAAGAAGATAAGGTTTTATGCTGATGCTGAGATTAAACGATTGGAGAGGTGGAGAAAATGATTGCGATAATGATATGTGACGACTGCGACCAGCAAATGACTGAGATATTTACAGCGTCCGAAAACTTTAGGCTTAAAGGCTGGATGTGTGAGGTCTGTTTAACTTTCGCGCCAGCAATAGGGCGCGAGAAAA